TCACAGTGTTAATTCAGGGTGTTCGCGCTTGAATACGGCCTTGCCTAATACAAGCCGGCGAATGGTGTATGACTCAGCGTGCTGCGCGTGGCCTAGCCAACTGGCAATGCGGCGCTGAATATCAGGGTGGTTGATTTCCCCGCGTGCGTACTGTTTGCGCATCTGCTCCATGCGTTTGGCCATGCGCTTCACTGACTCACGCCGTAGGCGTCGGTGTGTGGTCCACTTGCTGTTGCGATATGGGTTGTTGCTGCACGTTATACCTCATTGTTCGTTAAGCTGCGCTCTCGCGCAGCCCACAGGATTCAAGACCAAGACATCAAGCGACAAAAGCGGGGCGCAACCCGACGTAGCTGATCGTTTGCGAGCGCAAAAGGCCCAGATAGCGCGCGGCGAGGCCAGCACTGCTGCCACTGTACCAACCGCCGCCACGAAACGGGAAACGCTCGCCATAGTTACGTATGTAGAAATAGCCTTGCGGGCTGATTCCGGCGGGCTCAATCATAAGGCGCTTCATCAGCTCATTACTCACGTAAGCGCCAGAGGTCGCCATGCTCGACCATGGGTTGATTGAGTTGTACGCTTTGTTAGCGTCTGTATCAGGGTCTGCATCGCCGTAGTTCGTCACTGCATCCGCCAATTTAGGCTCGCCAACATTGGAGCTTGTGCCAGTGCCAGTGCTTGGTGAATCGAAAAACGCCTGTTGCGCGACCCAGTTGGCCTCGCCGAGGTCGAAGTCGTTATCTGGTGCGCAAATGACTTGGCCGCGCACGATTTTGAGCAAGTCCGTCCACTCCCACACATTACCAACAAGGTCAGCAATGCCAAATGGTGAGCCGTCATGTCGCCATGCGTCGGGGCCAGAGCCGTTTAAGATGCGAGCAGTGCCAGAGGTATCACCCGCAATGCCACCATCTTGGCGGCGGCCTACTTCATGCGTTGCATCGTGTGCACGGCCATAATTGGTGTTGCCGCGCGGTTGGTAGCCGTTCGCCATGCACCAAAGGGTGATAGCAGCCCATTCGTGCTCGCTCTTTAAGTGCCAGCCTGGGCCATTGGCCATGCACGCCGCTTTGGCGTTGTCATAGTTTATGCTAGTGGTTGGGTCGAGTCCTGGTAATGACACGACTTGCCCGTTGTGTACGCGACCTTGGAAGCAGCCGATAAAGATTTCAGATTTTTCGACACCTCCTTTCAGGAATGCAGTGGCCACACCGGTGCCGAATGGGTTCCCGGCAAAGCCAAGGTCTTCGTAGCGGAACTTGTACACTGGGAACATGATGCTTGGGTCGCCATTAGCGTTGTACAGCACCGTGTTCTTGCCTTGGGTAGCGAGCTCAACTTGCTTGCGCAGCGTGTCCGGAATGAAGTTCAAGCTGCTTAAGCCGGCTACCTTTTTAATGAGCGTTGAGTCAGTGCCTAAGACAGCTTTTAAGCGGGCGTTATCGACTAGGCTTGCGTCAGCTTCACCGACGGCTTTTGTCGCTGCGCTGCCAAGGCCCAGTTTGGTTCGCCATGCGGCCGCGTCAGCACTGCCCAAGGCTTCGGCTGAAAACTGGCTCACGCCCTGTAAAAATGTCTCGATGCTCTCACCGGCGGCACTGGTTGCGTCCGTGGCGGCATTGAGTGCATCCACGGCGGCATCAAACTCGGCAGCTGTCTTAGCGATGATAGCGCGACGGCCATTGTCGGTGACGTTTGGCCAAGGCTCCATCAACTCAATTTGCGTGGCGGTAGCGCGCTTGACCACTACGGGTAAATAGCCGGCTACGAATAGCAAGCTTAGCGGACGGATTAGCGACAGGTCATCGCCGGTGGTAACGTCAACAAACGCATTGTTGGCTGTGACGTTGATGGATGTTGCAGTCCAGTACATGGTTTATGCCTCTTCGGTTATAAGTGATAAACGCTGATTGCCGTTCGGCAGCAATGGCGTGGTGTTATTAGTTACTTCGAGCCGGTAGGTTCGAGAGCTTGTTGTTTGTAGATTGTCGGTATAGGTAAAGCTGCCGTTTAGGCTCCAGCTTTCTATTTTTTCAGGGCCTTCCTGTATGCATCTGTATGAACCTGAGACTGCTTGCGTGGCCACGAGAATCTCTCCACCAGACGTGGCTCGATAGAGCTTAAGCGTTGCTGATGGGTTTGGCGGTGCTGGGTTCGGGCACAGGCCTGATGTTAGACCTGTTGAGCGTGACGCACTTAGTGAGCATTTAATTTCAATGATGCCGCCGTTCGAGCCAAATGGCCCAACGGTAACGTCGGTGTTGCCGAGCTGTGATGATTGCACCGCGTTCTTGAGTGTGCCGGCAGTGATTGAGCCGCCGAAATAAGCTTGGCCGGTTGCGCTCAAGTACGTGATAGCGTTGGCTTTAGTGAGTCCGTCAAACTTCACCGTGCCGTTGCTGCTGTTGTAGGTGTAGGTGTTTTTTGGTCCGTACCACTCAATCAGGTCATTCGGTCCAAATGGCGTGGCCGTCGTAATCTTCATGTGGCTTGCGCCCACCATTTGGATTTGCCCAGACATGATGACCGGAGCGTTGAGTGATGTGCCGGCAATGAGCTTATCGCCTGCAATGGTGTCCGTAGCAATAAGTGAGCCGTGGAGCATAATTGCAGGCGCGACCCAGTTGCTACCATTGTATTGTCGGGCTTGTGAGTCAGTTCCATCCGTGCGAGTTTGCACGAATATATCCAGTGGCACAGGGGCTCGTCCGACAAGGGTGGTAAATCGGCTGTTGGCCGTTGCAGTTACCCAAGAGATTGAGCTATAGGTTTGGCCGTACATGCCCGCGCCCGGGAGGCCATTTGTACCATCAGTGCCAACATGCTTAACAAATATACCTGTGACCGGCAATGTAGGCTGCGTCTGACTTTCGTAGAAAGTAACCCAAGTTTTACCAGTAGCATCAAAGCTTTGATTTGATCCAGATGAATCAGTTGCGTATATGGGCCAGATGCTTTGACCCGGAGAGCCGTCGTTACCGATGAACTGCACGAATGTTGCACTTATTGGTAGTGTAGGTACTGCCCCAGTGTACTCGTAATAATTGATAAACTTACGAGTGCCTGCCGTCAGTGATTGGTTATTACCCGCAGCATCATCTGCGTAGACAACAAGGACAGACACACCATTATTACCGTTATCGCCAACGTGTTTAACGAAAGTCGCTGTAACAGGCAATGTAGGCTGATTAACAGACTCATAGAAAGTAACCCAAGTTTTACCTGATGGGTTAAAAGATTGGTTAGCTCCAGTTTCTGTGTCTGCATATATAGGCCAGATGCTTTGAGCAGGTTGACCATCTTCACCAATAAAACGAACAAAATCAGCAGTAACAGGCAATGTAGGAGCAGTAGATGTATATTCGTAGTAATTAACAAACTTACGGCTTCCTTGAATAAACGATTGGTCTGTTCCAGAGCTATCCATTGCATAAATAACAGCTACTGAATTACCATCCTGACCACGAATATCATCAAGCGTATTCACCTGGTGGCCATCACCGAGAATCAGTCGTGCTTTGATTGCCAGAACGCCGGCGGCAGCATCGAGCCAGAATAACGGGATGAAAGCCCCCTCGCTGTCCACATCACCAATACGAGTTTGACCGGCTATAAAGTCGAGTGAGCTTTCAAGGCCTGTGTTGCGGTTGAGCATGCCGCTAATGCGACCTGCGTTGTCGGTCAGCATTGAGCCGATAGCGGTGAGTTGGCCATCATCATCGACGAACGCCTGGGCCAGTTGTGACACGCGCGCATAGCTGCCATCTTCGGTTTGCACTTGCACGTTGCGTAACGCTTCAGCAAGTGGTGCTGTTATCCATGTGCCGCCGGCATCTTCGCAGGCTTCACGGGTTTCGTGACCCGTTGGTGAGTCGTTTAATTCGCAATATCCAATCCGGGCGTTGAGCAGGTCAAGCGCATTGGCTGTTGCTTTACGTGTGGCGTCGGTACCAGCGCCTAAGATTTGCGATTGCAGTGATATACGAGCCTGTGTGAGCGCAGCTTCAGCATTACTGATAGCGGTAAATGCTTGGTCTACGCGCGCCTCTAGTGCTTCAGCTTCTTGCGCAGTGACGGCCAGCAGTTTAAGCGTTTCATTGGCAAAGGCTGACAGCTCAGTACTTTGCGCCTGCAGGTCGCGTCGAGCGGATGCCAGGCTGATACGGGTATTGGCAAGCTCTTGACCTTGTAAGAATCCTTGATACGCCTCAAGCACGGCGGCAACCGCGTTTTCAGCATCAGCGATAGCATTTTGCGTGGTCGAAATCACCTGATTACGAATGCGGCCATTGGCGGTATCCACTTCACTCATTGCTTGGTTTGCTGTTTGCGCAGCATCTTGCGCTTGACCCTCAACGTCATCAACACGGTTGTTAATCGTCTGCACGATTTGCGTAATAGTGCCCGTTTGGCCATCGATGAACACAGCGGCCGCGTTCGCTTTGGCAATGGTGCCATCTTCGGTCAGCGTCGTGTAAGTCGCCTTGATTTGTGCGTATGACTCAATCGCGTCGAGGGTCTGCTCAACATTGCCGAACGTGACTGTATTCTCGTTGTAGTGCTCTGAGGTTACGCGCAGGTTAATTTGCGCCTCAAGGCCATCAATCGCGATGAACGCATCGTTGACGCGGTATTCGACTTGTTCAAGTTGCTGCATGGCCGCATCGGGCTTGCCGATGGTGAGCGACTTCACACGGAACTCATCCGCAGCGGATGCGCCAAGCTCAATGCGCATGCCGTTAATCATGCCGGCATAGGTTTCAAGACCTCGGAAGTCCACGTTGCGCACGACCAGCTCGCCGGCTTCGACTGCATCAATGATGCCAGGGTAAGATTGAGAGCCGCCACCATCGAAATAGACAATGACTGTACCGCTCCAGCCGGTTCCAGCTAAGCGCTCAACCTCAACGCGCAATACTGGATTCTCTGCTGCATCATAGAAAAGGCGCGTATTCTCAATGTCGCCGTGGGTCAGCTCAATGGCGTTATTCACTGGCGCAATGGTGCCTGTGACTGCTTCCCAATGTTGCGTCGAGTCAAAGAAGTTAAACGCGTGCGCAGGCTGCAATGCACTAATGGAGCTTGCGACAATAGCTGTCGCACGAGCCTCAATCAGACCAGGTAATAACGTCAGTTCGCTCGATAAATTCTCAACAGCGCCCTCATTCAGTGAAATGCGCTCAACGGCCGCATTGATTGAGCCGTCAATGCCATCCATTCGCAATACCGCTTGCGTAAATGCGCTGTCGGTATAGCTGTACGCGAGATTAGTGATTTCGCCCGTCTCTGGGTTGACCTCAACCACGGCGCCAATCAGGCGTTCGCCACTGCGTTGCCGACGCTCCATTTCGAGGCGCGCGGCTGACTGGTTCGCGATGGCCAACATGGCCTGCATGTCGCTCGCTGTGCGGTCAATACCCTCGGCGTTGAGCATGTAGCCAATGTTGCGCGTTGACGCCACTAGCTCATCAATGCTTTCTTCGGTGCTATCGATACGGCCCGCTTCTTCATCAATGCGCTGATCAATGCCGGTCAGCGTGTCATTGATGCCCTGGATGACTTGAGATTCAGGCAGGAGTGGGTCGATTTGCTCCGGCACTTTCGTTGTGGTGAATGTTTGTGACACCCAAGCAGACTGGCCAAGCGGGTTGATTGTGCGAGCATAAAACGTGTACTGGGTTTCTGGTACCAGACCAGGTTGCGATATGGACGCGCCCCGCCCGATGACATTGGTCGTATCACCAAAAGCGAACTCGAACATGGTGCCAAGACCGATGCCGGCAAGCACGGGTTTACAGGTCGCTTCCCAGTTGCCGGCAGTGATCAACAATTGGGTTGGTGCAGACGGCTGATTTAACGTGATGGATACCGTTGCTGGCGCGCTTAAACGCTCAAAACGGTTCTTTGCGTATATCTCAATGGAGTACTGCCCTGCATCAAGTCCGTTGATATCTTGGCGCATCTGCACGCTTGAGCTCGCCACACTCGAGTATTCAACCACAGTGGCGCTATCTTTGACCAATCGTATGATGTATTCGCTCACTGCGCGCGGCACAGGGTGCGACCATTCCACGAAGCCTTGACGGTGCACGCTCACCGCATCAAGTGTAAAAGCAACCGATTCTGGCGGCTCCGGCACGTTAAAATCGGGCAAGTTTGTGTTTGGTGTGATATCACCCTCGTTGGGCACCGTGCTATCTGAATAGAGTAGTGGCGATTCTTCTTCAAGCAGTAAGTTCGTTATTTTCTTGCGGCGGTCAAAATCCCATTCAGCAACGATAAACTCTTTATCAATACCCTCATTTGGCAAGCTGATGCGCACCGTTTTGCCCGCAAGCGCTGACAACCCTTTACCCTTACACGGAAACTCAATGCGCATACCTGCGCGGTTACGCTCCATGTGGTACTTCATGAGGCGCTGCGCCATAGTGCTTGAGTTAGTAAAGCTCAGCTGCAGGTCATCTTCGAGCTCCATGCCGTCTGATGCAATGTAACCAGCATTCTTGTGCACTGGCGCATCGGTCGGTTGATATCCCTTTTTAGGGTCAACAAAGCTAGCGCGCACTAAGTTGACGCGGTCCCGCAACTCACGGTGTGGTGAGATTTTAATAATGTCAGCGGCATCATTCTCGGTCAGCGTGAGCGTGGCCAGACCGTGGTAGCTCGCTGTCTGCAAATAGATTTTACCGCCGCGTCGATACGGCTTGCCGCCGCACGACATGAGTAATCGCTGCAGTACGCTTGGTGGGCTTTCGTCATACATCCATGTGCCGTTGGCGGTGAAGCGTCTCTCGTAATGTGAGGCGCCGCCTGCGTCTTGGTATTCGACCTCTTCGTCACAGATGTTTGCCTGCTCAACAATGTGAGCCAAGTCGAATTTGTTCAGTGACAGCTTTTGAAAGCCTTTGAAGCGCACATAATCAAGCGCGCACAGAATGCTGTTGTTACTCCATTCCCACGTCAATGGGTCATCAGCTCGATGTGGGCCATCACCGCCAACTGTGGTGTCTTTGCGTGGGTCGTAAACCTTGGCGCCTTTCACCTTGAATGTGACGTTTTGCAGGCCACCAGACATGGCGTCAGGGTCAATCGGGATATAAACAACCGCATAGGCCACACCATGCCCAATATGGTCATCGGTCCACCCTTCGCAATGAGATTTGGCATGCGCTGATGCAACAGTTTGCGTGCCATCATAGATATGAGCAACGCAGCCAGAATGCGGTGGGTTCCCGTTGATTTCATAAAGCGAGGCCGACTCAATATTGTGGCCCGCCAGTGTAATGACGCACACGTGCACGTCTTTATCACCCTGCTTCGTGCGTCCATAGCCTACCAATGAACCAGAAACAACCTGCTCACCGTAAACACCACGCCTTGGCTGCAGCGGTTGCGTTGTCATCGTTTGAGCTGCAGTTATATTCTCTTCGACACTTGGCATTTCTGGCTTGATAGCGTTTTGCAAGGCGAGCACGCCAATGCCAACGATGATGCCGACTGTTACGCCATATACCACACCTGCTGCAACACCAACGGCTACCGCCGCTATGACCATAGGCATTATTTAGTACTCCATGCTTTCACAATCCACGATGGCGGCGCTTGAACAAGGCCGTTCTCACCGACCACCCAAGCAGCGTTAAAATGAACGCCTGCGGTTAGCTGGCCTTCGTAGTCAATCAATAGGATGTCACCACGCTCAGGCAGCTTGGTCGCTTTGGGCTCACCTAGCTTGGCGCTAAGCACATCATCAACGCTTTCATAGCCAAGGCGTTTAAGCGCTCGATAAGCACCAAGCTCAGTTTTGTAGCGACCACGAAACTCGCTCGCCAAATCTTTATCACAAAGCGCTATATAGGCATCTGCTGCAAATAAACAGCAATCGTGCTTACCCCACTCGAACGGCATGAGACGCCGCTCTTGTAGTAAGCCAATTAAGCGTGTTGACCAGTCACGTACTCGCATTACTTCATTTTCCTCGCATCAGGTGGGTGCTTTGAGCCACCGCCGCTACCACCGCCGCCAACTTTATTGCCAGGCACTTCGCTATCAATGCCTTTAGCGATGATTTCGACTTGGTTAAAAAACTTATCGCCTGGGTGTAGGGATTGCTGCGCTTCATCCGTCATTCGGGCGTTCTGAACTGGTTGGCTCCATCGTTCCCACCAGTCCGACAAGCGCAAGTTCACGGTGAATGGCTTGCCCTTCATGACGTGGGCGTTAGCGATGAGGCCATCAAATAGGAGCGCTCCGCCGGCAATGCGTCGGTCTTCGTCAAGGGCTACTAGGTGAATGCGCGCATCACCGCCTATTGGGTCCTCGTGAACCACATCTGCAAACAAAGTGATGTCATCAATGCGCATGGTTAAATCGAGCGTATTCGCACCGCGTGAGGCGTTTTCTTTGAAGCGACCGATTTGCGCAAGCTCACCAATACCCTTGTAGGTTTGACCGTTGTAAATTCTGTCGCCCACGCCCGTATGGGCACGCACCCACCCGCTTGGAAATTCCAGCTCACCGAATAGCAACAAGCGCTTTTCTGGTGTGGTTTCAATTAACTCACTGATGCTTGGGTCTTCAAATCTCATACGTTCAAGGCCTCAATGAATTCAAGCTGAATGCCGCGCACAATCTTCTTGTTACCTGCCCAGGTTGGCAGGCTGTTTGGGTTCTCAATGCGAAAAGCGCCGCGCGGGTTCGTTGTGATAAGTGGCTCACCAAAATCAATGGGTTTTCTGATTTCTGGTTGCACGCGCAAGGTTGCGCGGCCAGTTGCGTCCGCGGTGGCATCCTCGGTGAGCTTTAAGAGTTGATTGCCGATTTGAAAGCGGTCACCGGCCTTAGCGAATAGTGCGTTAACCGGTGCGCCATTGATGGGCAATGCGTTGCCGTAAGCGTTATCCTGGTCGCACGCAAGACTGGATGAGTTGAGTAGCGCGTTTTCGTGCGCGGTGTCACGGATCATGGTGACGCCAACATGGCCGCGCAGTGATGCTAAGTAAGCATCAAGAACGCGAAACTCTTCGCGCGTGAGAAAGTTAAAGGCTAGCGTACAGCGCCACTTATCGCCGGGCTCCTCCCACACTTCTTCAACCTTGTTATAAGGCGAAAATAGCAGCTCGGTCGCAGTCATTATTTGGAAGCCGGAACGAGACACCGGCAATTCAGGAAACTGGGTAATCATTGGCATCCCTCAACATCATGTATGGGGATTGTGTATGGCACGGGCAGAATCAACCACCCGTGTTTTTTCCGATGCTTACCCGCCCTTCGCTCTTAAGGTCTGGTAAATCCGACCGCCAGATGAGAAGTCATCAATCAATTCGGCTTTAAAGCGCTCATTTGCGGCAGTTACAGCTTGCTCGACTTCCTCACGATTGCCGCCGGCTCCGCCCTCGAATTTGAACTCATTGAATATCTCAATCCTTGTTCCGCCACTGCCACCTGAGGCAACACTGCTTCCCTGTTGATTTTGTCGTTTAATGTGATCAACTAGGAATTCAAAATTCTCTCGTTGCGCTGGGTTCAAAACCATCTCGTCTTTGCGCAGCATCCATGTGCCTTCATGGCTCTCAGGAACACGGCCAATGCCATCGTGCGCCATACCAGCAAGTGATAAACCTTGCGCTGCTGTCATAGTCGCTGTCATGCCGGCGATTGCTCCAGCTGAGTTACCACCCATTGTAGCCAGTGATACCATGGCTGCAGCTGGTGTCCACACAGACGCAAGTGTTACCGCGGTGGTTGTCCCTGCAGCTATGTTTGCTGCAGCTGTGGTTGCTGCGGCTGACTGTTCGATGCCAGCAAGCAATAGGCGTTTTACGCCAATCTCAACAAGACCTGAAATGACTGTTTTCAGAACGCTTCTTGCGAGATTCTGCATCACCTCACCAAAATTCTGCCCCTCCATTATCGAGGTGGCAACAGCATCACCGATGCCGGCAGCGAACCGATCAAAGGTTTCTGACCACATTGCATCAATCTGAGCGGTCATATCGCCATTGATTTGAGCCATTGCCTCGGTGTGGCGTTGCATCTCAAGCTCTTTAAGTGCGTTAAGCCGTGCTAGCTTTTCAACCTCAGATTCGCCAGGCATGGTTTCGGCCAAGCTTGGGTCTTGAATCGCTTGGTCGATGTGGCTCATGTTTGTGCGGTGTTGCCACATTTCAGATTGCTGTGGCATTAGTTGGTTGCTAAGCGAGCCGATATTACTGGTCACAGCTTGACGCTGGCGCTCTACATTAAGCTCATCTTCTTTGGCCTGGCGCAACTCACGAATGCGCGCAATTAGCCGATCGAGCGAAGCGATTTGGTCTTCGGTTAGGTTGGTGCCCGCTTCCTGCAGTATCTGGTACCGCTCCCAACTGTCCTCAGAAAGTGAAAGTTCAACCATCTGCATGGCGAGCTTATCAGTAACCTTTGCGAACTGCTTGGCAGCCTTGTCGGATGCATCGCCTGCGTTAGATACACCCTTAGCGGCTTCATCTGCGTTTTGTGCAGCCTTAAGTAATAGGCCGCCGATTTCCTCTAGCAACAACTCGAATCCGCGCTGTTCTTTCTGGGTTTCTTTGTACTCGGTTTTTAGGCCATCAAGACGGTCTTTTAGTGCGCTGTATTGGCTTGAGTTCATTTGCACGAACGGGTCCGCAAGTTGCTCCTCGAGCTTTTCGATTTCATCTCGATATTTGGCTATTTTACTGCTCGCCTCGACCCACTTCATTTGGAGTGAGTTTTCTTTATGCTCAAGTTCAGCAAGGGTTAAGCCCTCGAAGCTATCCCGAAGCTTCTCAAGCTCTGACTGCAGTGATTTGGCGCGTTTTTCGGCCTTATCACCGGCATCATCAGCAAAAATAAATAACGCACTGGCAGCTAGGGCGACAACGCCAATGGGACCACCAAGTAAACCCATGGCAAATGAAGCGCCGCGAGCGGCCGCGCCAACAGCGACCAAGCGATGCGCTGTCATTCGGGTTATACCATTCATGGCCGCATAGCGAGCAATAACACGAGTCTGTGCAGCCTGATGAATCAAAAAGGCCTGTGTTGTGGCAGCAACAGAACCAAGCATTCGTGCACCAAATACTGACGCAATCAGCAACCCAACATCAACAATGGTTTCACCATCTTCTTGGATCACCTCTGTCAGGTATCCCAAAGCTTCGGTGCCGGCTTGGATGCTTGCCTTCATCGCATCGCCGATACCGCCTTCGTTGATTGTTTGTAGCGTTTCAATCCATTGGTTATTCATGCGGTTAAGAGCGGCTTCTACTTGGTCTGCTTGCTCGTCTACGATGCCGGCAAATTGATTCTCACCAAGACCAATCAAATAGTCTTGGATAGCGCTGGCGCTATTGGCAACCTCGGTGGTAATCCCTTGGAAGGTAAACTTAATGGTTTCGCCTTCATTACGGGCTTTAATACCAAAGTCTTTCAGCCGTTCAAACTCGGCAACGGATGCGTCGGCAACAGCTTCGATAAACTGCTCTAAGCTTTTACCCATCGCGCGAGACGTGTTCATGTACGACAGCAGTGCTTCCTCAGATGGCTTCAGGCCAAGGTTGCTTAAGCGAGTGAAACCAAGAACCAGTTCATCTATTCTGGTACCCGTCTCATCGGCCATCTGGTTGAGTTCACCCATTTTAACGCGGGCTTCTTCAGTGCCACCGGCAGCAACGCGCATCTGCGCGCCCCACCGGTCAATCATCTTTTGGTTTTCAAGAAGCGCACGAGCTGATGTGGCTGCGGCATAAGCTGAACCGATGATTGCCGTCGCGCGCTTTGCAGTATCCTTGAGTCGCTCGATATCCGAGACGCTTTGGTTGGTGGCTTGTTTTAGCTTCTGATTCTTACCATCAAAGATGACGGATAACTTCAAGGCCATGTTATTTGCTCTCCATTCGAGCGTTTAGCTCGCGAACTGCAAAGCGCATGAGTTTGCGCAGCTTGTCGTATTGTTCTGGCGTGTATTGGCGGCCGCTCATTTCAGCATCGGCTTTTACGCCTACTAAATTAGCCCCGACACAAACGCCCTGGGTGTAGTTGAATTGGTCACTGACTTCGAGAAACCACTTCAAGGCCTCCCAGTTCTCATCAAGAACAAAGAAGTCCTCGTTGAGGTCTTTGCGCCCCTTTAGAGCTGCAGCGATATCTTCATCACTCGCCCCAAAGATGCGCATCTCATCAGCCAGTTGCTGGCGCTCTTGGCTATCTTCGGCTGGCCCGTGCACCCAATACCGGGCAGCCTCTTCTAGTTTTTTGCTGTGAACCCAACGTGCAGGTCGGTGTAAGCACGCATGATTGCGGTGCGCACGAACACGTATTCACATAATTGGCGCAGCGTATCTTTGCTGAACGGCACTTCGTTGCCGTCATCGTTCTGCACTTCAGACCAACCGGTGACAATCTTCTGAATGACCTCAACATCGTCCTTTTTGCTCTCAATTAGCTTCTGATACTCGCTGTGCTTGAGTATCAAAAACTGAGCTTTGAACGATGTTTCGCCGTCCACTGGGTGGTGCACTTTGACGGTCGCTTCGGCGGTCATTGGACCTGTTTGCAACTTGAATCCCATCGGTACCGCTCCTTATTTACTGACCATGGCCACGTCTTGAATGACACGGAACGGCAGCGTGTAGCACACTTTGCCTTCACGGTCGGTGTAAGTTGGCTTGCCTAGCTGAATCTTGGCGGTCGATAGCTCAAAGATTTTGCCGGCAGCGGTGCCGTGAATGACGTCCATTGACATTAGCGTGTTAGCGCGTGCAATTGGGAACGGGTCAAACTCGCTCACGTCCGGCGCCTCAATCACGAATTGACCATCAGGCTTCCAGTCGGTCAGGTAGATGCGCTCTTCAACGGTGTTTTCGTCATAGGCCACTTCGTTGTTCTCGTTGTGCTCGAACTCATACATCTTGTACTCAACACCATCGAGTTTGAACGTGGTCTTGTCATGACCGACCTTTTCAGGCGTTTGCCAGGCACTGAAGTCAGCAGCAGGAATACCGCCAGCAACAACACCACCATACAGGCCAGTGATCTCAAAGCTCATGCGTGGAATCTCACCCACCTTGAGTGACGTGCCAATCGTACCGCGCGCACCAAGCAGCTTGTGAATCGCACCGTCTTGGTGAAAATAGAACGTGCCATCAGGCTCGCTGTTATCAGTTAAGCGGCTATAAGCGACTTTGGCCACGTCAGGTGTTGCGCTGAATCCGGCTACCTGCATGATTGGCGCAAATGGTACAGGCGTGGTTGCTGCACCAGAACCAGTTAGCTCAACATTGCCCGTCATTTTGACGTGCATGCCGACCATCATCATCTGCTTGTTGCCGTTCTTGCCATCATCAAGCTCACGCTCAAGCTCTTCACCCTCAAGTGGGGTGATTTCAAGGCCGTTGGTTTGAATAGCGATACCAGGGCCGTTGGCGGAGATTAAATCAATCCCGTAAGCTTCAGCACCGCTATTGATAGCGGCCAATAGTAGTTTTTTCTTAGTTCGACGCATCTTGGCCACCTTTCTTCTGTTCGCTCACAACCTGAACACTCAGGCGTGGGTCAGCTTCAACTTGAGCAAGCTGCGCAGCGCTTAGCTCACCCGATTTAAATTTGTTTTCACCCTTCTTGAAGTCGATACCAGCGCGCCGGCACGCTTCACTTGCTGTGATAATCATCATGATTCACCCTCGTAGATGTACTCGACGCTGTACTCTTCAATCCAAAGCACACCGCCTTTGCGGAATTCAAATAAACTGCCCTGCTCAAACTGAATAGATTCGTAACTACCGCCCGGCTCGAACCCTGCTAACGCGGCACGAACCTGCTTTTTCATGGTGGCCAAACGGCGATTGACGTTCGAGCCAAGCGGGTCGTTGATGCTGCGGCACGCAATCAGCACACCAAAGCGCTCGCGTATGAGCTGTGAGTAGCGCCCCGTTGTGCGCTCGTTGGATTGCCCGCCGTCATCGATGGGAACCACGAACGCGCCATCAGCTTTGACTTGGGTATTGTCCAAAATGGTGGACGCATCAACCGCCTGTTCGATATTGCGAAACAGCTTATTGCCGTCCACCTGTATCGCCGCTAGGCGCTGTTCAACCACATCAAGCAAGTCCACTGCGCTCAACTCCATCAATGCTGCTCATGTAACGGTCGAATATCTGCACTATCTTGCGTTCCTGCGGTGCGTAGATACCAAGAAACTCGCGCTTTTCGATATTCATCTTGCGGTTGTGCGCTCCCACGGTCTGCGCCACGGGAAAACGCAACGGGCGGCCAAAAGCCTTATTGACAACGCGCGTATGGGTGCGAATTTTGACGGACTTATTCACGCCGTCTTGATGCGCTGGGCCATACTTAACATTGGTTCCCACCTCGGCTCTTAGGTGGGAAAACCGTGCGCGTATACTCTCTTGTAGGCGTCGAGTATCACGTAAGGGCTGGCCGCCCCGTTGAACCGGCTTCCATTTGGTGCCGTCAGGTGCAGTACTGCGCCGAAAGCCCATCTGGTAATCAGCGCGCAGGCCTTGACCAACACGCTTAAAAAATTCTTTTCGGCGATCACTGCCAACCTCATCGAGCGCACGGCGAATGCGTTCAAATTCTTGCTCGTTGAGGCTTACGGTCATCACCATGTTAGAAATCCTTGAGCGATTCGCGTGTAAAGCTACGGTCGCCCGCTGTGCGCTTTACAGCAACGCTAACGCGCGCGCTTCCCTCTTCTGCGCGAGAAAGACCAAGGGTGGCTTCACCTTTGGCTAATCGCTTAAGCCATGCAACTGCATCGACATAGCGATTGCGTACCTCTTCTGTGGCGCTGTTATCCCAGAGGCGATAACGGGCGATGTCGCAGCATACAGTTTTCAGAAACGCAGGGGTTGATGGCAATGGCAGTGCATACGCTACCGCAATGAACGTGTCCATTTCAGCGCTCGCTTCGCCCAGGGCAGCGGTTAGCTTAACGCTGTCATACGATTCATTGGCGTTATCGGTTGGCGCAAGATGCTCAAGCTCATCAACCCCAAAGCGCGTTTCTAAATCCTCAATAGCTGCGTACATCGCTACCTCTTACTTCTGCTCGCGTGCCTGCTCGATAAGCTCAATCAGGTTGGCCTTGGTGTGCTCATCGCTCACCTCAACGCCCAATTGTTTCGCAATCGCGATTAACTCATCTTTCTTGAGCTTGCTAAGCGCCGGGTCTTCGTTGTCGTCATCATCAGATTTCGACTCAACCGCAAGCGCATTCGCTTTAGCGAGCTGCTCAGCAATTTCCGCATCTACTTCGATTGGCTTGCCAGTCACGTTATGCTTTTCGCCATTGACACGAGCCGGAAATGCGAGAGTTACGTTTACTGTTGGCATGAGTGTTCTCCTATACCATTAGCGGTAGTGAAGCGGCGCTTTACAGCACCGCATTGAAGAAGAAGCCGGCCTCTTTTGAGATCAACACTTCTTTCACCGACTCACCCACACGAACACGGATACCGCCACGAAGACCAATGTCACCGTCTTCACGAGTAGCCGCAACACGCTCGCCATGCTCTGCAGTCAAGCCAAAGGTGACGTCATCACGAAGTGCAGCCACTGGGTTGATATACAGCAGCGCTGCACCGCCAGACCATAAGCGTGCAATGCTCATGTCTTGGCCTTTGTTCGCGGTGTTGTAGCGGCCTGCGCCAACGATGATGCTCTGCAGTTCAAACATTTCGCGAATGAACTCCCATGGCACCATGCCGGTGTCGCCAGTTGAGCCGTTGAAGGCTTTCACTAGGCTAGCGTTGCGACGCATTGCAGTGGCTTCAGCGCGGCCTAGCACCAACGTATTCGGGCGCACCAATGGCGTGTCTAGCGCATCACTGATTTGCTCAATTAAGTTAGAGCCTGCATCGTTCCACTTGTCGGTACCCGCTAGGGTTTCCGAGTGGTTATAGTTGTTCACGTTCATGACCATGTCAGCGACGCGCTTCTCGCGGCCAAGCAAGATGAGCTCAGAAAGCTTCATGGTTGCGCGACCTTCAGGGTCAATCGCTGGGTTGTTTTTCGCTTCTTCGATATCGCTATTTGGAATGGCGTCTTCCAAGCCGAAATCAACGACTGAGCTGGTGTGCTCAGTGGCACCAAATTCCACTTCGTTCGGACGCGATTTGCGACCAACTAAGCTATTTGGAATGGTGAAGGTGTCTTTGGCGTCGAACTCAGTCCACTTAAAGTTCGCTGCGCCAACTGGGGTGCGCGGCATTACCTGGTCGGCAATGAACTGCGCATTCTTAAAGCCTAAGGCGATAGCCGTCAGGCGCTGTTGTTCTACGAATGGTGCTGGCATGATGCTACCCCTTACTCTTTGTCGATTTCGATGCTGATGATGTCACCAGCGGCGTTGGCAGCGGTTAACGCGCGGCCAATGATGTTGTCAGTGCCAACCGCTGAGGTCACAACGCGGCCCTGGGTGTCAACTGTCAACTTGGCACCTTTAGCGATTGCAGCGCCTGCTTCAACCTCTTCAATGCCGTTAAACGTTACGTCGATACGACCGCCTGCAGCCACTTCGCGTGGTTCGGCAGAGGTACCTAACAATGGGCCCGCTACATCGGTCGCCAATGCAACCTCGTTATCACCTGCTGCTAAGGCAACAACGCGATGCGGAGGGATGACAGTGGCGGCGATAAACGTTTTGATTAAACCTGGGTTCTTCATGGCGTTTACTCCGCTTCTTTGATTACATGGTTAACAGCTTCAGTAATCGAAACCGTACGGCCAGCTTTACGCTGCTCTTCTTGGTACTCGACCGCTTTCACTGAAATGGATTTTGCTGTCACAGGCTCTGGCTTTTGCTCGTTATCATCGCCAGACTGCTCTTCAAAATTGATGACAACCTTGCCGTCCTCGAATTGCTTCAAGTAAGCATCTTGTGCGTCAAGGCCCTTCTCGTCTTCGCCCTCACCGAAATCAACGGTTTGGTTACCAAGGCGCTCAGCAAAGGCTAAAACACGGGCTTTATCAGCCGGCTTCACCTTGCCGCTTGCCACTAACGCGTCTACACGAGACACAAGTGCGGCATGCTTGCGCTGGTTTTCTTGCTCTTCAAACTCAGTCACCTTGGTTTGCAAGGCGGCTTTATCGCTTTCAAGCTTGGTTTTTTCGGCCTCAAGTGCTGCCACTTGTGCCTGTGCTTTTTCTAGCTCGTTCATATCGAATGTCTCCGGCTCTGGTTTGTCGCGGGTTTCGCTAAAATCAGTCACCGGAGTGCTGCTAGAAGAGTCCTTTTCAGGCTCCTTCATGAGCGATTCCGCTGACCTGTTTAAATCATCGATAACGTAATTAGGGATAGCCTTGTCGGCCTCGTCCTTGCTGAACTTATCGATGATGAATTCACGTAGGTTCTTGAATACATCGCCAACGCTCTTAAACATCCAGCCGCGCTGCCATTGCTCCTCGAACTCAATCACGCCCTCTTCTGCCTCACTGAACTCGACCGCTTTCAAACCTTTAATGGCGGGCGGTTGCGCACCTAAAAAGCCAACATGGCGCAAATACAACGTGCCTGGCTTGGGGTTGTTTGGTGCGTCCGGGAGATAGAAGCTAGCACTGACTTTCTTGAATGCGCCGCTTGTGACCATTTCTTCAAAGTCAGTGTTTAACTGGTGAGGAATGGCATCTAGCGCGCCCTCACTGAATTCCATGGATGCTACCCACCCATAAGCAGGGTGATTATCTTTGGGGTGGCCGATAACGATTGGTGCTTCATGCAGCTGTGGGTCATAGGCTGACGCTGCAGCCGAAAGCTTGTCCTCACTGAAGTCCAAAGTCTGGCCATGTGAGTCGGTATGCTTACCCGGTTTGAATATGTTGATACGTTTCATATCACGTCAGTCCTCTTTGATTGTCGCTATTTTGCGCATGTGTTTTTAGCTCCACCACCCGTGTTTTTTCCAAGCATCAAATAAACGTTGGCCCCACACCTTCAGGGTGCGCTATTTGGCGGCCGTCAGCGGTTTCGTGAATGAGCCATTTAACGTCTGGCTGGTCAGATATGCGCAGGCCGTACTCGGCGATGTCATCCCACGTCAGCTGGATGACGCCACAGCGGCAGTTGTAGTCATTTGGAGGGTAATGGGTCTGCCAGAATGGGTGGTCAGCCGGTAACACAATGCCGTCCCATGCGCGGTGTTGTGTTCGTGTTCGCGAGTCATCCACGGCGTCATACATGAGGTATGGGAACGTGTCTTTGGTTTCCTGAATGTTCTCCCACTGCCCCTTCGCATAGGCGCTCTGTAGGTTGGTTCTGAAGATGGTTTCAAGGCGGCTAGCGCTCCCTAGGCGCGCTTCAATAACCTGCCCAGTTAGCGGGTCGATGACATCACGCTTGCCCCACCAACCGCGACGCTGCAATGCCGGCATGATTTGCTCAGCGAAATCCGCAAAGGTGTCACCATTGGCGATCACTCGGTCGAGCTCCTGCTTAACGAAATCAAGCAAGTCCTGATTCATGAGTTTGGCCACGGTGAACGCAATATCATGCTCTTGGCCAACCATGTCATCCCATCGAAAAGAGCGAGACAGCCCTTTTGCCAGAAAGAACTCAAGTGCTTCCTCTGGCGTTATCTCGAATTGCGCTGCTGCTTCGTAATAGTTCACGATGTGATGGATATTCATCGCTATTGAGCCCCGCCGTTCTTCAGGTAGCCTCGCATACGGGCCATGACGTTGGCATTACGAATGCGCTCAAGAACCTTGTCGTCAGGGTCCTGCTCTGCAAGCTCATCAAGGCGCTTTATAAACTCCTGCTCGTTGCTGGCACTTTGGGCAAACTCAAGCACCTTGCGCACAAGACCACCAATTGCGCTTTCTGGGTCTTGTGCTAGATATTCGCCGGCATCAACCAGGTCACGCATGTCGCGGCGATGCTGAACGCGCTTCTGTGTCAGTGGCGACACCTCAGCGAATTCCATACCCATCGGCGGTACCTGGTTGCCAAATGGCAAATTAGATGCGCTCATATCGCGCTTGCGCCAGCCATCACCGTAGGTCTCTTTGATGTACTCTTCGGTGGGCTCGTAGCCCATTTCAAAAATCTTCTTGTCGCGCTCAGCGACTTGATTGAGGTCTTCTTTTTCCTCGGTCTTGCGCCAAATGCGTGGTGGTTTCGCCCCGTCGAAGTTAAGCGCAACCAGGTAATCAACCACTTGTCGATTGAAACTATCGCAAATAAGGTCGGCATCTGACTTGATGACGTCCGCTTTCACGCTGCCATGTACCTTGGCTTGACTGTAGCTGCTGCCATCGTCGGTAGTCATGGTTTGGCTTAAGATGATTTTCGAGATTGCTCGGTTCATGGCATCTTCGAGCGACTTGTAATCGACGGTGCCAGTACGACTTGCCTCGATAAGCTCAACTACGAAGTCCTCTGGGATAACCACCCCACTGTCAGCCTGAATCGCATCGAGCACATCAAGCGCCATGGCTTTTTGCTCTGGGTCCTTGATGGCCGCCTGTGATAACTTGGTGGCCACCGTAGGCATGCCAAACTTCTCAAGGTATATCAGCCAAAACTTGATGCAGTTACGCTTGAAGAACACAGGCCAGTACAGCGCATGGGCTAAGCCTTCGCCATACGGGTTGTCGTCATGCTCTTGACCAACGCTAAACACCCAGAACTTCTCACGCGGCATGGGCACCTTTTCAGCGCCCTTTTTGAGTAGGAATAATTCGTTGTTGATGCCAAACCTAAAGCGGCCGCGGTCACGAACCCGGATTGAATCGAGGTACCACAGGCCATCACGAAACACCGGCATAAGCTCCGCCACGCTGTAACCGTAGTGCATCGCAAAAAGCATCTTGTCAGTGACCTGGTCAAAGCCAACATCATCGAGAACGGTTTTGATGTATTCGGCTGCAGCGGTATCAGCTGCGCTTTGGCCGCCCGGAACGATGTCGATTTCAGCCTGCACAACGGCCGTACGGCGTTGTTGAAAAGCGCTTCGCACTTGATCATCACGCAGCAGCTCTTTATAGACATTGAATTGCCCATGGCCTTTGGTGCGCAATACGTTGTCAGGATTATCAATCATCACTTGGATAAGCGCGCTAGCGAGCGCTCTACCGTGGTCAGCTTTGGATAACTCGGTTTGAATGGGCTTTTTGGTATCTGGCATCAGGTATAACCTCCGAATCTATTTCGCCCTCGGCGGCGTGTGCCACCTGAGCCTGTATTGTCTGCATCAACGGATGCGCGGCGCCCTGTGCTGGCGCTGCTAATCTCGATTGAGTGATTGTGCGCCCAGTCGAGGTACTGCGATGTACTATCCACCTGGTCGTCATTGGTGCTTAGCGGGAAGCCAAACAGCTCTGACTCGTAGGCAATCAACCAATCGGCGTACTCAGGTAACCAAACGCGCCCAGACTCAAATTGCGGGCTAATGCGTATGGCTCGCGTGAGCTTGCTACCCTCTGGCTCGATGGCCACTACCGGCATGAGCACCTTTTTAGGTAAATCAGGGAGCTCAACGCCCTTCCTCAATTCCTGTATCAATGACTGACCTGAAGCCTTATCTTCAATAAGCACAGCGTGTGGGCGGTACTGCATGTAGTAGTTCGCGAGAATGCGCTTCAACTCTGGGTATTCCACCCGGTCACGCCACACATGCATCAGGAAGTGGCCAAGCTGATTGTTCTCGCCCCACACGCTCAACACGCTCGGGTCATTGTGTTGCTCTGGTTTGTACGCCGTATCCAAACTGAAGACCACCCGAGAAATTTCCGGCAACTGACGATAGCGTTGTGGCCAAGCGCGTTTAATGATGGAGCCTTCTGCAGGTTTAGGACGCTGCTGGTAGAGTGATTCCCAGTTACGTGAGCCCTGTGAGCGCTTTTCTTGCTCCCAGTGCGCCACGCTGAACCAATCGGTCCATAGGTATTCGCCAGGCTTGCGACCTAGCGGGTCGTCATCACGCTCACATTGAGCCTGCAGACAGATAACAAGCCATCGCTCACCGTCCTTGGCGATAACATGACCGCTTTCACCATCCCATGTATCGGGAAGAATGCGACCGGCTAAATCGTCCTCATGCCAGCGTGTTTGGATAATCAGGATACGGCCACCGGGCTTGAGTCGCGTGCGCAGGTCAGCGTTATAGGCGTCCCACGTTTTATCACGTATCTTTGGGCTGTCTGCGTCTTCACGGCTTTTGAAAGGATCGTCAATCACCAGTAAGTCAGCGCGGTTACCCGTGATACCCGAACGAATGCCGCCAGACATGTATGCTGAGCCGTTTTCAAGCGACCAGAAATCAAGCGCTCGGTTATCAGCAACCAGGTTGGTCTTAAAAACGTCGTTGTATTTCTCCGACTTCGCTATCGAGCGAACCTTACGTGAAAACTTCTGAGCTAAAGAAGAGCCATAACTAGTGCTGATAACACTTTTTGTTGGATTTTTCCCCATGAACCAAGGAGGGAAGGTAACGGTGCCGTAGGTAGACTTAGCGGAGCCCGGTGGCATCATCACGAGCACACGCCGCTCTTCTCCGCTTTCGAGCTTCATCATGGCGTCGTTGATTAGCTCATGGTGCTCTGCAGGTGTCACCGAATCAGGGTAGAACTCTTCGCAATCCTCATCATCTTCATTGACGGGAACGCCAGGCACGTCGATGTAGCGAGCAAAGGCATTTAAATCATTGCGCGCCCTCTCCCTCAACTTCTGTTCGAGCAGCTCCAAGAGCTCACGCTTTGCCTGCAATGTCATTTTTCCAGTTTTTGTAGAAGCTCTGCGATTCGGTTATCCATCTCACTTTCAGACATGGACTGGTAAGGCTTATCACCTTCAGGGTTGGTTGGTGCCACTTTGGTTGGTGCATCAAGACCAAGCAATTTACAGCGGCGCTCTACGATGTTCAGGATGACGTTCATATAGCGAGGGTCACCTGTTTGGCCGCCAGTCTCCGTGCGAACGAACTTGGCCTTAGCCTCAATCGGCTCACCATCATCATTGATTGCTGCCTCAGTGACTTCTTCGCCCTGCTCGTAGCGCTTGTGATAATCCTCACATGAACGCTCAAACTCACGCCATGCTTTCGCCTCAAGCAGGTCCAGCCGCGCCAACTGCTCTTCACGATGCGCATCAAAGTCACGCACAGCAGAAGAGCGCCAGCGCTTGCGTATCTCACGCAAGTCGTAGTTGACCATATTGACGCTGTACTTGATGCCGTTCGCAGCCTCTAAGGCCTCCGCAATGGCCGCCATGGTGAAGCCTTTGAGGTACATCTCAGCGACAATGGCTTGGTCTTTGATAACCTGGTCAGGTGTACGCCGCGGTTTAGCCATGTTATCGAGCCTTACTCAGTAGTTCTTTGACAGCTCCACCCATCTTGGGGCCCTTGTGCTTGCTAAAGGCGTCTAATGTGCGAAAACCCATATAGGCCAACGCAGGTGAGAATATCGCGCCGGCAAGCGCCATATCAGCACCATCAGCACTGGTGAATGCCGCAATAAGCTCGAACAGGAGTACATACGCAGCGCCAGCAACGAATGAATGACGAGCAATTTTCGGGCGAGTGCGGCGCACATACTCATCTTCTGCGTTGTCGCCACTACGAATGGTTTCTTGCTGCTGTTCGTGTTGGTGCTGCTTATCGGTAATCTGTAGCTTTGCCTGCTCGAACTGCAGCTGGCGCAACTGGATGCGCTCTTCGATTTCCATCTGCTGCAGCTTGGCCATTGATTCGGGATCGGCCTGCAACTTGCGCATGACTGCATCAGCATCAGCTTCAACACCAAGCCAACTGGCAACCAAGCCGCCCACCGCACCACCGGCAGGACCGCCAAGCAGCGAGCCAATAACCGGTGCAGCGCCACCGATTGCATCTTTAACTTTTTCCCAGCTCATACGTCACCTCACTCATCGCTCAACGCGGTGTTATAACAAGAAAATAGGCGGCGGTACCAACCACGGCCAAAGTGTTCAAGCAAGCCACCTGTTCGCGCGTATCCTAGCGCTCGCTCTGCTGCTATAGCCTGAATAGTTCGATCGCATCCGTAGCGCTGCTGATAAGCCACCAGGGCGGCAATCGTCTTGCTACCAACAATGCCGTCAACGTATGCACCCACAGCACGCTGTAGGTGTTTGCCCATAGCGCCAAGCCCTTGGTTGATACAGCCATCGAATACCATCAGCGCAACGCTATCGCTCATCTGGTCACACTTAATGGGTAGCCAGAACATGTGGTAGAAGATGAACTCAACGTGCTTGGGCTCAAGGTCGCTCACGCTTTCGGGTAAGTCGGCTTTTGGAAACTTACGCCGCGCGCTATTCAGGGTTAGTTGCGTAACTCCTAGGTTAGTATGGCCACCCGGGTCATTGGGGTGGTCAACCTCGCCACCCTCCCAGTGCGCTACAAACTGCAGTCCACGCTTGAAGCTGTTGCTGTACGTCACTATTCAATCTCCTTCCCCCGATAAAATTTACCGGTTAGCTGACCATTAAGGCCGATAAGGGTGCGCTCAGCGTCAATGAATGCGGTTTTCATGGCCGCAAGCACAGCGCTAAGTAGGAAGCTTGTCTTTTTGGAATTTGAGTCCGCTATCTCGGAGTCTTGCAAGGTGGCAATGGTGTGCGTGATGTAGCTCAAACTAGCGCGATTCCAGTCACGGAACCTTTCAATGACGATGTCAGGAATGCCCTGCTCCTTAAATCTTTTCTCGTACTCGGTGACGGCCATAGACAGTACTAGAGTTGCATGGCGCTGCCATTCAGCATTTGATGACTTTGCGCTAAGGTCTTTTAGATGCGCTTCAAGCTCGCTGCTCATCGTTCGCACCAGTATCTTGAGCATGTCACGGTACATCTGCGTGCGTACTGGGTAGCGACTGGGGAATGGCATCTGGTCAATACCAAGGTTTAGCCAGTAACTGGAAACGCTGAACAATCGGTGGTCAGTTAATGGCCGCTCCGACTTAATAAATTGCATTTCGGTGTTCTCAACGCCATCGCGCGGCGGCAGAAAACGGTCAATCACTCGCCCCAACACCTGGTGGCTCACAACGGCCAGAACAAATCCTAAGGCCGTTGGCCATCCGTACTGTGTGGCGATATCTGCCACGGCTTGAAAATCAGGCATTGTAGTTATACTCCTCGCGCAAAATATCTTTGATTCGCCTAGTGGTTAGACGGTATTTTGCGGCGAGCTCTTCGAGTGTTACACCCGTGTTTTTTCCATCACGCTGAATTTGCAAGTTGCGCCGTATGCGCTTGAGCTTCGTAGGTATGTAGATTGAGAACCCTCCGTAAACTGCGCTCAGCTGCTCAGCGGAATTATCCCCAATTGCATCAATCAACTCTGGTTGCGTGCGTGCATCAACGTGAACCGTTAAGTACGTGCCGCCCCAATGCTCTTCAAGCGCTAGCAATCCATCTTCGCCAACAAGCTCAATCAGCTCCTGCTCCCACACGCTATTCGTGATGTAACCCATCGCTACTGCTCCTCAAGTGGTTCAATCTCAACTTTCACGCAACCAGGCTTTTGTACCTGGGCGCGAACAATCGTTAGGTGGTCAATTTGGGAATCGTCTAAGTAGACGCCGGCATGGGTCATTACATCCAATAGGGCCTTGTTGAAGTTGTCCAAATCACGCCGCTTGGCGTCTGGTGGGAATAGCGTGATTGTGACTCGTAAGCTGTGACTGAGTCGCTTACAAGCTTTTTGCTGTTTTAGCAGCCAGAAGCATTCCGTTTTGTACTTACGGCCGCGCTCGCTGATTTTGGTGAATTGCTTATTGCCCACACGAACATTGCGATAGTAGGTATTCGTGCTTGGTGGGAACGGTAGCGTGATGTTAATCAACGTGCTCTACCTCGCTTTCGTTTTGCATGCGCAGGTAAATCTCTTCGCGAAAGATACCTGTTTCTTTTGGCGCCGTTATTCCAAGTCGCACCTGGTCGCCTTTGATGGCCAATACGGTGATCACGATATCGTTGCCAATATTGATGCTCTGTCCTGGTGTTCTGGTTAAATGCAGCATGATGAAGCTCCCTGTTGTTATAGTTATTTGCCCTCATTTCGCGCTTAGACAGCGAGGGCTACTGCCACAAACATGACCACTTGCGCTTACACGTTACTCAGGCTTACTCCCGGTCATTTGCTCCGTCGTAGTGCTGACGTTGCTGCTACCTGCAATCCCGGGGCCTAGCCGCGACGTGCCCACGCGGCCCCTGTCGGTGTTATCTGTTCGTTTGCGTTTCAGTACTGAGTCAATCACGGCGCGAGACTCTTCACGCGATAAGGTTTTGTAGCCTAGGCGTTCGTACATGGGGCGATTATCTTCTGGCTCTGACTTGTGCGGCAGTGCGTTGCGAAAGCTTGGTAGCTGCCCTGCGACGGCCTGTTTGACCAGATAGTGATACTCACGGCTAGCGCGCTGACGCCATTCACGCTCAGATGTTTGGTAAAGGTCGTAGCCCACACGTTGGTCAATGAAACGGCACACATCGTGGCTGAATGGGTATGGTGTTTTGCTGTGTCGCCATGTGGTTCGTGCTTCACGAACTTCGTGTGTAGCCGTCTCCAAATCGGGAATACCAAGCTCTTGGATGGTGGGCTTGCACAGTTCAGCAAACTCAGCTGGGTTTGGCGTGAATTTGTTTTCTGATGCACGTAGGCGTAAGCGGTTTATTCCGCGTCGCAGTCCAATGCGGCCAATCTTGTGATGGATAAGCAGCTTTGCATACTCACGCATCACATCATCTGAATGCTCACCAAAACGCGCTGCGTAATCCACGCAGTAGAGGCTGAACATTGGTTTCAACTCAGAATTTAGGATCATCATCAGATTGTTCTCTCTGGTCGTAATATCCAGTTCGTGCAAGTTCTGCTGCTGCCTCTTTGGACTCTCTGAGCAATCGCGCTGTTGGATTTTCTGCACGCTGGTTGCCGCCAGGTCGTGAATGTTTTTGGGTGTTTGGTCTGCCATACGATTTCTCCCTTCCGCACCAAACGCGCCATTCGGCTAGCCAGTCAGCCGGTGAGCGCATTGTGTTGCGGTGTTTGTTATGAAAACGGAATGCGTCAAATAGGCCGCTTAGCTGTTCTTCGCTAAGGGTTAGCCCAGTGATTTTTGCGGTTTGTTTAAATTTATCGCTGAAGCTGAGCTCTTGGCCTGTCGAAAAATTTGATTTTTGGCTCGTTTCGCGCGCACGCGCGTTAGAGAGAGAGGGTTTTATATCGGAAGTATCAGAGGTGTGGCGCTCATGGTGTGGCGCTCCTGTGGCGCTCATATTCACTTCAGCCGTTGGTTTTACTGGGTTCCGCTGTGGCGCTCCCACTGTGGCGCTCATGTGGCGCTCCTCATTTGGACGGACTAATCCTGCGCTAGCCAAAACAAGCCGAAAAACCATGTGTTCGCCCGGCTGTTTCGAGTGTAATGGCTCAATCCAACCGTAACGCTCAAGCTTGCGCAAAAGTCGCTTCACCTGGTCTTTGGTTAGATAGGTGTGCGGCTCTTTGGAGCCTCGCTCTGGTTTGTGCTCAAGATTCTCCCGTATCGCCTGATATGAGATTTTGCGCACAGCACCAACGATGCCTGTGTCATAATCCATGTGCCATCGTAGGTACAGGTACAGCGACCTTTCGCGGTCACTGATATGCCTGTCCTCGAATAGCGCCGAATACTCAGCTCTATTCATTACGCGTTACCGCTCTCAAGTACGCCATCAATCTGGCGTTTGATACACATGGCCGCCTCAACAACATCCATCAGCTCTTTACGCGCCAGCATCACTTCTTTCACCGGCATGTTCTCGATGCCGGTTTGCGTGAGCACCTTGCTTAATTGGTGAATTGCCTCTCCGCTTTCGCGAATGAATGTGCCCAGGTCAGCCATTTCTTTGTTCTGGCCAAGCTCGGAATGATGCACCGGAATAACGCCATATCGCTCACAAAGGACCGCACGAGCTTCTGAACGCTCTGGCTCAGGCAAGGCCTCAACCAGCGCTTCTTCAAGCTCGCTTGGTATCGATTGGGGTTTATCGCTGATGGGTGTGTGAACAAGGCGTGATATGCGCTTTTCAGCTGCAACAAGACCGTTGATGGTATCCGTATCAAACGGCTTAAGCTCCCGCAACTCTTCAGGAACGGTTTGTGTGTAGTGCGTGATAGCACGCTCAACGTAGACCTTAAATAACATACCGCGCCGATTGAGCGCCTTGGTCACATAATTACGGATAACTTGTGGTCTGCTTATTTTCTGTACAAACACTGACGTTTCAGGCTGCCGCATTAGTCTCTATCCTTTGGTCGAAGGGTTGGTTAATAAACTCCGCATCCACTGACAGTTTGCCGCCTGTCTTTACGTGGAGCTCAAATTGCACACCGCGGGGAACGCGTTTCCATTGGCTAACGGCGCCATCGGTTATCCCAAGTGTTGCAGCGAGCGCCCTTTGAGAGCCGAAGTATTTGATTGCTTCTTGCTTAGTCATGCTCACCTCATGGGTATAGTAAATCATAGCCATGTTAGTCAGCTAAAATATAAAGATCAACAAGAAATTATAGTTTGGGTTGTATAGATTGATTGCTAACTATGATTCGTAGGTGGTGAAAATGCAGAAACAGTCGCTCGGTGAGCGCATCAGAAGACGGCGGAAATTATTAGGTTTAAGCCAGAAGAAGTTGGCTAATTTGCTCGGCGTTACTTATGGGAATATTTCGCATTGGGAGATTGGGATAACAAACCCAAAACCATCGAATTTGAGCACGCTTGCTAAAACGCTAGACACAACCGTTGAGTGGTTACTCGATGGCACAGAAGACACAGACAAGAATAGTGACGCTGATTACTTTCTCGATGTTCCACCGTTAATTCACGGCGGTGGCCCAAAGTATTTCCCCAGGGCGCAACTCGAAACCCAAAACCTTGACCTGGAATATCTTCATTGGCTTGCTGCCCCAGATGACTCGATGTCGCCAAGCATTCGCGAGGGTGACGTTCTGGTGGTCGATATGCACGACCGTGAAGTCAAAGATGGCAAGGTTTACATCGTGCGATATGCCGATGCACTCATCATCAAGCGTTTATTTAAACGTATCAACGGGCTACTGCTGCGCTCCGATAACACCGCTGCAGTTCCTGATGAAACCCTACCCCCAAACAAGCAGGATGCCATTGAAGTGGTTGGCCGTGTAGTACTGCGGATTGGTGAGTTATAACAACAAGGAAAATACTCATGCCTATCATGTACGTCAATATGCAAGTCTTACCTTTGAAAACAAAGAGCCAGGGAGGGCCTGGTTTTATTGGCCAAGAGGGTTACAAAAATCTTTTTACTGAGCTTTCAAGATTGGTAAATAAGGCCAGAGAAGACAAGAAGCTTCACGAACTTGGGCATCGCTTGAAGCGTTCTGAATATTATCTTGTTTTTGACTCTGTAAAAGTTCAACCAGATTTAGCGTTTGGAACGCTCGTCAGATACAACAAGGTTAGACAGGTTGACGATTTTTACACTGGGGAAGAGCTTTTTAGTGAAAGCGATGGCAAGGCAGGGGTCTCATCCAAGAAGAAGTTCACATTTGTATTCGATTTCAACAAGCATGTAATGGCTATTCAGGGTTCGAGCTTCCCGAGCGTTCTCGCCCTGGAAGATGCGTTAGCAAATATTTTTCAGCAGCCGCTCCATAATACATTTAAAACGCACAGTTTTAACTGCCATGTTCTCACAGAGGCGAACTCTTACAGCGAGTTATTCGTCGCTAAAAGTGTTAAAAGAGTCGAGGTTAAGCTCACATTCTCTAATGCCAACAACGCGCTTAAAGGTAGCGCAAAGAAAATTGAAAAAGAACTCCAAGACCGCGGGGTTCATACCATGGAATACAAAGAATCCGGTGGTGAAGAAGGTTATATTGATGGTTTAAGCAAATTCACCAAGGCATATATAGAGCTGGCTTCTCGATATGGGCATGCTAAAGCACGATACATTGATCCAGCAACATCTAAGCTAAAATCTTATTTTTCTAAGGACCACCCAGTTGAGGAGCGATCAGTAAGAATAACGAAAAACATGAAGGAAGGTGACATTATCAGCAAGATAAAGCAGACTATTACCTCAGCGTGGAATAGGGCCTCTAACAAAGATGTTTAAAATTGTGGGGCATGGAGGTATGTACTTGTGAAGTGTTACAATATTCCGATACTCGGCTTGCTAATAAAATTTGCTAACGCATACGTTTTAGATGGCCGGCCAGAATACACTACAAGAATCGCTCCAAATACACTATGGCTTGAGTGTATCTTTAAAGATGTTTTTTACGCCGCATTAATGTCACTGGCTGCAATGGCCTTAACAGCTATTATAGGTTTTAATTTTTCTCCATCTTCAGTGATATCAGATGTTTTCCCTGATTTTATTGGTTTTGCGCTAGGGGCTTATGCTTTAACATTTTTGTTGCCCTACTCTATTCCCGATCACGTTTTTAAAGAAAATGAGTCATTGCTGAAATCGCTACCTTTTAATTTTGGTTACCCATTGTCGCTAATCGTTGTGGTATTGCTTTTGAACTCTATATTTAAGCCCAGTGAGCCTGGCTTGTTGTTCAATTTTATCTTCGGCACTGCAATGTTTTATTGCTTTATTCTGGTAATTGAAATTATCGAGTTGGTTGGTAATTTGGGCCGATCGATAGTGAGCCATCGAATGGATGATGCTAGCGCCCCCAGCAAGGATGACAATAAAAGGGATTAAGAAGCTACCGGTAACCAACCAGTAGCGCATATCGCAAATTGTGGTATGCGCCCTCTCCTTTTGGTGGCAGCTTTCGCCACCCTACCCAATCACTAGCCACTGCAGCTGACGCCCGGCTTCTATTAGCCCCGTCTTTCAAATCCCCTCTTATCCATAAAACCTATTAAATTCAAACCTTTGCCATTCAGTAGCGCAAATATCCAAACGTGGCAATATACACTCCAACTTGACTGGTCAATAAATCGACCAACCTGAGGAAATGGCCACCTTAGGTACGAGCCCATGGGTTCCGGTCTTCATCAACCAAATGAGGAACTGGAAAATGAATAATGATATTTGCGCGGTGTATGTGAGTTACCAGGTGTTAACCAAAAGCGGAGAATTGGTAACGGTAAATCATCAGCTGCAGCTTGACGCTTCCACTGGTGACGAACTGCGCCAGCACGTTGCTTCAGCTGTAGGTGAAGTTACCATCAGCGCGCGCCAGCCGGAGTGGAATTTTATGTAATGTCTGAATAGCGACATGGCAGTTGCATTCATGTTAATTTATGATTTCATCGTCATAAAACATGGAGAGTACCAGTGAAAGCACTATTACCAATCGCAATTGCCTTGTCGCTTGCCGGGTGCAACGTTACACCACCTAAAATTGAGTGGTTTACCCAGGTGAGTATCGACGAGTTTACCGATGAGGTTAGCTGTACAGTTACCCAAGGCGGGTTGTACACCAGTAGCGGTGTTATATACACAATCAACAACCAGGTTTACCCTGCCGTCCACTTTGACTCCTACGGCGTTTTTGCTGGTGTTATCAGTGGTGGCAATATACGCATTCCCGTTGGCGATGTTCGTGTTCGTGTTGACAACAATGAGCCTTGGACACTTCAGGCAGTGAATACGCCAAAGACCGCGCTTAAGGTTGATGGCCCAACAAGCCAAGAACATCTAAGCACTTACACGCAATCACTAAACCCAGAGCAAAAGGCACAAATTGAAGCCGCTTATAGCTCAACAATGAATCTAACAGCTAACATGATGCTGCCCTACACTTTCGTTGGTGGGGATGATGCTGCACGCTTAATCGATGAAATGAAAAGCGGCCGACAAATCAGGCTACAGCGCATCGCTCTTGGTAATACAACTTCGACCGTAGGTGTTCACGATATTGACCAATCTTTTCATGATGCACTTGCTAAGTGTCAGTCTTTGATTCAATAAGAAAAGCCCGCACTTGCGGGCTTAATATCCTTCATTCATTTCAAATTTACCGATCCTGTCGCCACTATAAACGGAGCACCGGTAACGGTAATTGGTCCATGCTCCAAAGCCATTCTGAAGCTTTGCCCTGCCTGTGACGATGACATCACTACTCATAGACTTTAGCGTTTCAGTTGTGACGATTTCAGCCTGGTGCTTGGCGCGCGAATGCACGCGGTCATGACAAGCTTCTATCGCTTTTCTGTATTGCCAATTGCAACCTGAAACCAGAATAACTAAAAAAATAACTCCCAGTAACCTCATCGCTAAATCTCCCTTTAAGCCCTTTAAATATCGGCTATTCAATGATGCCCTATTCCTACCGAAAATCAATTACCAAAAGTTTTCTATATTTTTCTATATCTTTTTGTTGACTATCAACTATAGTTTACTATACCTTTAATAACGCAAGGCAACTTCATCGCCTTTAAACAGCGAAGGGAGGGAGCGAAATGCAACTGGCTTTGTAATGAAGCTGACACCGCCGAGAGGCGGCGCATTTTCAAGCGTTCTTGGTTCGGACCTCTAATCCCCCGTCCGAAGTCCACACGAACTGAGAGCGCTTGGCAATGCGGAGTGTGATTCGCAGAAATGAAAAAGCCCAGTGGACGGCAATCCAACTGGGCTCGGGCAAACCGGGTGAGCAATCACCCTTCAACCAACAGGGAGTATAGCCAAATGACTCAGGCTTCTCAAGCGTTGTACGAACTAAATCTGAACGATCTGATTGACCAGGTCACAACCCATCATGCCGCACTTATGCGTTGCCGCCAGTTTAGCGGCCACATGAATGTAAGCGGCGACCATCTCGAACTTGTTGTTGATGAAGATGATGAGGTGCTTTTAACCCGCAAATTCGACCTGAACGACAAGTTCATTCTGCAGCGCCTACGCGGCGTCATTACCACGATGCAAGAAATTATGCCGGCATCAAGCGCATTTGAAACCACTGGAGGTGTTGCATGAGCAACCAAAATCAAAATCAAGTTGCTGAGCAGCACCAAGCGCCAGCAAATCAATTTTCAAACACCACTGACCTTGTCCTGGACTATCAAGCCATGGAGCAAATGGGTCGCTTAGCTGAAATGATGGCCAACGGTCGTGCGACTGTTCCAATGCACCTGCAGGGTAATCCTGCTGACTGCATGGCGGTCATCATGCAGGCGGCACAGTGGCGCATGAATCCGTTTGCGGTAGCGCAGAAAACGCACGTTGTGAGCGGCACACTCGGTTATGAGGCGCAACTGGTGAACGCCGTGGTGTGCTCATCAACCAAAGTGAAAGACTCGTTTCACTACGAATGGTTTGGCGACTGGACCCGCGTGATTGGCAACTTCGTGACCAAGACCTCACAAAAAGGCAATCAATACCAGGCACCAAACTGGACTGCAGCAGATGAAAAAGGTCTTGGCGTTCGCGTTTGGGCGACCCTCAAAGGCGAGAGTGAGCCGCGCGTGCTCGAATTACTGCTGAGCCAAGCGCAAGTTCGCAACTCCACACTATGGGCGTCAGACCCGAAGCAGCAACTTGCTTACCTTGCTGTGAAGCGTTGGGCTCGCCTGTACGCTCCTGATGTGATTTTGGGCGTGTACTCAGCTGATGAGCTTGATGATTTACCAGAGAAAGAGTTGAACCCTCGCGCAAGCGGTACTGCTGAACGTGCGCCAGAGCTTGAGCCCTATCCACAGGATAAGTTCAAAGAGTTCCTACCGAAGTGGACCAAGATGATTCATAGCGGCCAGCGCAGCGCCCAAGAGGTCATCGATATGGTTAGCGCTAAGTACCAACTGAGTAATGGCCAGATTGACACCCTGCTCGCCATTGAGCAAGAAGCGCCCATCGATGGCGAATACCAATCAGCGGATGAGGAGTAAGACCATGCGTATATTAAAGCTACAACAAGGCACGCCAGAATGGCATGCGGCGCGCGCAAAGCACTTCACGGCATCTGAAGCGCCCGTGATGATGGCCGCATCAAGCAAGATGAAACGCAACGAGCTTCTTGAAATGAAAGCGCTGGGTACCGAAAAGGAAATCAGCGACTACGTGCAGAAGTTTTTGTTTGACAAAGGCCACGAAATGGAAGCTCTAGCGCGCCCAATCGTTGAAGAGCTTATCGGCGAGGAACTGTACCCCACCGTGGCGGTAAGCGAGTGCGGTGAATACCTGGCATCGTTTGACGGCTTAACTATGATGGGCGACATCGTGTTTGAGCACAAAATGTGGAACGAGAGCCTTGCGCAAAGCGTGCGTGATGAAAAGCTAGATCCAGAGTACTACTGGCAGCTTGAGCACCAACTGATGGTTTCCAAAGCGGAAAAGGCTATTTTCGTAGTGTCTGATGGCACCAAAGATAACATGGTGCACATGTGGTACACCCCCGTTCGTGGCCGCCGCGGCAAGCTAGTGAAAGGTTGGCAGCAATTCCGTGATGACCTAAGCACGTTTGAGCCACCGGCTAAGGCTGAACCGGTTGTTGGCGAGTCGCCAGAGGATTTGCCGGCATTGTTGATTAAAGTTGAAGGTCAGGTGAAAGAAACGAACCTTGCCACGTTCAAGCAAACCGCTATGCATTTCATCGAGAATATCAACACTGAGCTGCAGAACGACAAGGACTTTGCTGACGCGGAAGTGATGGTGAAGTTCTGTAAGCGCGCTGAAGATGAACTCGAGCAGGCCAAGAAGCATGCACTGGCACAAACGCAGAGCATTGACGAGCTATTCAAAACCATTGACCACCTAAAAGACCAGTTACGCGACAAGCGCCTCACCTTGGACAAATTGGTTAAATCGCGCAAAGACGAGATTCGCGCGCAATTGCGTGTTGATGCGACCGATGCGCTCAAAGCACATGTCGAGCGCGTAAACAAAGAAACCCTTGGTGATGCTTACATCACGCTTGATAGCGTGTTGCCAGACTTTGGCGCGGCCATGAAGGGTAAGAAAACGGTCGATAGCTTGAAGTCGGCCATTGATGACGCCCTGGCTGCAGCCAAAATTGATGTAACTGAGCGCGCTGAGGTGATCACCGAAAACCTACTGACTTACGCTGAACTGGTGGGTGAAGAGCACCGCATTCTGTTCAATGACGTGAAGCAATTAGTGCTCAAGCGCGCTGATGATTTCCGTGCAACCGTGAAAGAGCGCATCACAGACTACAAAGCGCAGCAGCTTGAAATTAAGCAGCGACAGCAAGAGCAGGAAGCAATAGCGAAAGCCAAGGCTGGTACTGAAGTAAAACGCCCTGCTGAGCCAGAGACAGAGGCGTCAGCGGTTGAACCTGAAGTAGCCAAGGCGTCAGCTGAAACGGCTAAAGCATTTGATGGTATCAAGCCACCCAAAGAGCTAGTTATTCAAGCTGTAGCTGATGCTTACAACTGCGACCGCGCTATGGCCAGTATCATCATTTGCGAAACCGCTGACAGCATCCGCGGGCTTAAGAATGGCGGTGGACGCATTGGCAAAACCGCCTTAGCGATGGGCGACCGCATTTTTGAAGCGCAGTCCAAAGAAGACCTACTGGCCGTTGGCAAAGAGATTCAGCATGCCAAGCATGCCGGCGATATCGATGAAATCGACGATGCCGTTCTGCAGGCGCAGTACCGTCGTAAGCAATTCGAGTTTCGGGCATAGGAGCGCGCACCATGGCAACTTCAATGAATGATCTGCTGAACGATGCGAACTGTCGCATTCAGCAAATGGAGATGGAGCGTTTTCACGAGCGTGCAAGCTTAGTGATGATGGCCACTCTACTGGTTCAGGCTGCATTTGAGCGGAGCGGCGTCAGTATTGACGCTGTTACCGCCAAAGGCGTTGAGCGTGTTGACCTGGTTGATGTGAATCTCGTGCTGGCAGAGCTGCGCAAACTGGCTTTTGCCGGAACTTACTCGCAAGAGGACGTGCACAACAAGGTGGTCGAGCTCAGTCGTAGCAAACGCGACCGAGGTGCTGCAGTTGTACGCCAGGCGAAAATCATCAACCGCATGAAAACTGCCCACGATGCTCTACTTGAGGACTTTGATTTAATCAATAGCGCCATTGAAAAGGTTCTTGATTACCGCATTGCGCCCAAATCGGAGCTGCAGAATCTATCTAGTGCGCTCAACATGATGCGCATTCACCTGGGTGGCGTTCGACTGCTGCTGAAGCACAAGCCAGCGCTTGATTCGGTAGTGGTTATCCGCAAGCCAAACCGAGAGCGTGGCCAGTTCCTATTTGACGGTCGCGGCCAACTCAAGGAGACGGTCCAATGACATACATCACCGACTTAAAAGAGAAGCTTCGTAGCACCGAGGAAGCGCTTGATGCTTGGAAAACCGAAGCGGCAGAGCTGCGTGACCAGGTGCAGGCGCTACAGGCTAGCCGCTCGAAGTTAAGCGCAACCCTTCGCCTGCTTTGTGGTGACCTGATTGCGCTTAGCACCGAAAGCGCAGGTGTGGCCGGCTGGCACAAGAACAGCCAAATCGCTGCGTGGGATACCTTCGAGGGCATGATGAGAATTGCCCACGATTACCACGACAAAAAAGAGTTCGACCGACTGGGCAAAAGCTACATGGCCGAAGGTATCCGCATGGTTTTTGATGAGGACCTAGTAACACGTTATTACGACGATGAATTCGATGCTGAGTTTGTGTTGCTACCAGACGTTGATGACCTACTGAAAAGCATTGAGGAGGTCTCGTAATGGTTTTATTCAAAGAATGGCACAACACCATGACCGCTGGCCGCATCACCATCATTCTTGCCAAGCTATTTGGCCGCAAAACGGTGGCACGCGATATGAACTTCACCGTAACGATTCACCACTTTATGGGTAAGTCATACATCACCAATGCGGTTAAGGATGGCAACCATGGCTGATTTACAGCGTTTAGCAATGGAGCACGCCCGGTGGTCTCGTGTGAAGCGTGAGACCAAAAAGGAAGCTGGCCAAATCGAATGCAAGCGTCAAAGCACCGAGGGTTTATCGCTGCCTCATGATACCGAGGCGTACTTCAACGCGACATCCCGAGAAAACTGCATTGAATTTGTGTACCGCTTGGTTTCTGACACCAATGCAGAGCAACCTTTTGATGTCCAGGTCAGCTTCAATGAAGTGTGGGATGACGAGATGGCCGGCGGCAACGTCTGCCCAGGCTGCGTTCGCATTCGAGAGTTGAAGCGCCAGCGCGTTGAAGCATCACGCAAGCTTGGTCAAATCCGTTCAGCAATCACAAAGGCAGGCGAGCACCTGCTTAAGGCTGGTGAGTCATGAGTAACGCCGATCCATTTTTAACATGGGTGAACGGATACCCGTGCGGGGCCATTGACGCCCAGGGCCGCATCTACATGGTGAGAAAGTTCAACCGCGAGCAATGCGAAGCTGCGCTGAAAGTTGATGGCCTGCAAAAGTCAGTTGAGAAAGCGGTTCACAGCCGCCTGCGCAAGTTGGCTAAGGATGGTGAGTGATGAGCAACTTAACTATCGCTGTACGCTGGAATCGCTTGCCAGATTGCTGTAAAGGTTGTCGCTTCCACGAAAGTGAAGCGGACGATGAGTACTCACCGAATTACCATTTCTGCACGAAAGGTGTTGCTATTCCGGTGAAAAAGAAAAGTTGTAGGGTTAAAGAAAAATACGCCAATCGCGTTAAGGATGGTGAGTGATGAAACCTAAGATATGCATTGAAACCGGGCGAACCGCCTATTTGTTTTCAACAATGGTTTTTGATGCCAAGTCAAAGCAAGAAACTCGCCGCCAGGCAATCAAACGCTGCCCCTGGTGGGCAAAGCTTATTGGTGTATCTACTGGTGTGCTTGGGTTTCTAGCTTTGTATGCATTCATTATGTGGGAACCAAACCTTGTTAATTCACTGGCGCTAGCAGAGCCATGGGAAAGATTTTTTATTGTTTTATTTGCCGTTATTTTTGGCTTCTGTGGTTGGGTTGCTGTGGTCGCATCACATGAAAACCGAGGTGATTTATGAGTGAAACACTATCCCCACAAGACGTTGATAACTATCGCTGGCTAACCAATCTGATGCTTGCTGACCGCATGGCTCGCGCTTACGGGGTTAATCGCCCCGCTGCCATTCGCCGATGTGCAAGACGCATGCGTGACCAGACGGTATCAACCGTTGCCTACGGCATCGCTAAGCTACTAGTTGAGAAGCCTGATTCGTTCTTGGTGCCCTACATCGAAAAGCGCATTGAGGACTTCGAGAAGCGCAACATGCTGAATCGGGCTTTGCCAGAACTACCTAGCGCCGAGAAATTGTCGCCAGCATAACAACGAGGGCTGAAACAATGGATTTAAAGAGCAACTCAATAGTTCTTAATTATGAGCAATGGTACTTCGCTGTAATGGATGAGTTCGCGGAGACTCACACCAAAGAGGATTGCGACGACTGCAGCGGTGATGGCGAGTTTGAGTGTGATTGCTGTGGTCACATTGCGGACTGCAAAACCTGTGACGGTGACGGCTTTGTATTTGTCGATACATCTGGTCGCCTAGCTTATCCGCCGCAACGCAATAAGCGAGAGCACCGGCTTTATATTATCCGCACATTCTTGCGGCTCGCTAAGTTCACGGGCCGAAGCTACTTCAAGCAATGCAAAGAGGCCTTGAAACTTTATAGCTACCCTCTTGGAGGTTCGCTATGAAACTCGATTTTTTGACATCACTGCAGCAGTTAGGTCCGTGCGGACTACGCCCAGTTATCGACACCTTGAGCGACAGCTATTCAGTTATGGCTTTTGGTGACTGGAAAGCGCTCGCTATATCGCTCATCGATGACGGCTTTGTTACTCAAAAAGGCAATGGCCAATACATGGTCACTCCTGCCGGCGATGAAGCCATTCACAAAGGCCAAAGCTTTTTTGATGAAGCTGATGTCGATGATGAACCGCAAGCTGATAGCGCTGAGGGTGATAAAGAACCACCTGCACTAACAACCGCAACGCAAGCGCACCGCCCTGCAGCTGACCACGAATGGCGCAGGCCATTCTCACCCAAGGCGCCCTACCAAGAAACGGGTAAGCGGACTGAAGAGCCAAAGCCTAAAGGTGAGCCGGCGCCAGTGGTCCAATTCAAAGTAGAACAGGTTAATGGTGGCAACCAGGTCAAGGCAAGCGATGGACTATTTATCAACCTACCTGTCAAGAATAGCAGCACTGAGCTCAATCAAATGACGATTGATGATTTACTGATTGTATTCACGCTTGGGAAGGAAGCGGAGACAATCATTGAAACGCGCCTACAAGCTTTCGAGTTTGGCCGTAAGGCGGCATCGAATGAGTGATAGCGTTGACGATGCAAATGCAACGCAGGCGCACTTTAATGAGCTACAAATCAGCAAGGTGCGCCAAGCGGCGAAACAAATGGATGCTGCAGCGACAGGTTACTGCCTGTCATGTGGGCAGCAAATAACAAAATCTGGTCAGCGCTGGTGCAATGCAGATTGCCGCGATGACTGGGAAAAATTAAAGAAGCGAGGTTTGTTATGAGCAAGGGAATCAATAAGGTCATTCTGATTGGAAACTTGGGCGCTGACCCAGAGGTCCGTTACACCCAAAGTAATACGCCAATTGCGAATATCAGCGTGGCCACAACCGAGGCATGGAAAGACAAAGCCACTGGTGAACCCAAAGAGCTGACCGAATGGCACCGATGTGTAGCCTATCGCCGTTTAGCTGAGATTGCCGGTGAATACCTGAAGAAAGGCTCCAAGGTGTATATCGAAGGCCGCCTGCAGACGCGCAAGTGGCAAGGCCAAGACGGCGTTGAGCGCTACACCACCGAGATTGTAGTGAACGACTTGCAAATGCTCGACGGGCGCCAACAAGGTAGCCAGCCGCAAACTGGTGGCCAACAGGGTTATGCATCACAAGGTTATGGCGGCAACCAGCAACAACCGCAACGAAGCAGGCTTGGCACGACCATGCCTGGTGCACAACCGAGTCAGCAGCGAGCTGCAGCGCCAGCGCAGGGTTTTGCGAACCCACCGGATTTTGATGATGACATACCCTTTGCCCCGATTGGCAAGCAGTATCGCAGTTTATTGAACTGCATTTAATCAACGGAGAACGTAGTCATGAGTGCAGCAGAAGACATGAGCCGTCTACTTAATGACGATGAAATTGCGGAGATTACAGGCTATTCTCACCCAAGCGCGCAGTGCCAAGCGCTGCGTAAGCATGGGGTGTTCTTTATTCAACGCAAAGACGGGCGCCCTCGGTGCACGTGGTACCACATCAACCACCCGATTGGTGCCAAAGCGCAAATGAATAGCTCAAACGAGCCTGATTTCAGTCGATTGGATTAGTGTCATGGTTGGACGGAGAAAGGATTCGAGCGGGGAAAAACTCCCCGTTCGTGTTTACAAGACGAAGTATGCCTACGTTTGGAAGCCGCGAGATAACCAGACGGTTACGCTGTGCAAGGCTGACGCTGCCATATCGGAAGTGTGGCGCGCTTGGGAGGATGCAGTTGAGATTTCCAGCAACAAGCAAACCGTGCAATGGCTCGTTGAGCAGTTTCTGCGTAGTGCTGACTTCTGCGAACTGGCCGTGGCCACACGCAAGGACTATTACAAGCACTCTAAGTTTATTCTTGATGTGTTTGGCAAGATGGACCCAGACCGCGTTGAGCCGCAGCATATTCGCTTATACATGGACAAACGAGGCCTGCGTAGTCGCGTGCAAGCAAACCGTGAAAAATCATTCTTTAGCCGGGTGTATCGGTGGGCTTATGAGCGCGGTCTAGTTAAGCGCAATCCGTGCAAAGGGGTTCGTCAGTTCAAGGAGACGCCACGCAATAAGTACATCACCGATGTTGAATATGATGCGGTTTTCCAGTGCGCCCCACCGGCCGTAAAGATTGCGATGGAGCTTGCTTATCTTTGCTGCGCGCGACAATCTGACGTGTTAACACTGCGCAAGTCGAACATTCTCGATGAAGGGCTATTCATTAAGCAGGGTAAAACAGGCAAGGAGCAAGTGAAAGCCTGGTCACCACGGCTTCGAGCGATTATGGCCCTAGCAAAGCGCTTACCAATCAAGAAAGGCATGGCGAGCCAGTACGTCATTCACAAGCCAGATGGTAGCAAGTACACCCGTAATGGCTTCAATACGACGTGGGCAAAAGCACGAAGCGAGGCGCGAATAAAAACTGGCTTGCCGCTTGATTTCACATTTCACGACATCAAGGCAAAGGGTATTTCAGATTTAGATGGTGAGCTGCATGAGAAGCAACGCATTAGTGGCCACAAGAGCGCATCACAGACTGCTCGTTACGACAGAAAAGCGGATGTTGTACCAGCTGTTGACGGTTTCAATGAGCGTAAAAAATGA